GCTGTAGTATTGCTTTTGACTGCCGGCTAATTTATACCACACCTTTCTTCTGGGGTTAGTTATCGGGTTTTGTATTTTCTTATGAACCTTATCGCATCTTCGGCATCGCGTATTAACCCCTGATTTATATGTCGCAACAGCGTTAAACTCGTCAACTGGAACCATGTGATCTGGATAGTCCTCACCACAAGCCCAATACCCTTTGTGACCGCTACATCTTTTTACGTTCATTTAACCACTCCATAATACATTCGTCTAGTTCCTCTTTAGTTTTAAAGTGCCTGTTATCTACATGAAGGTAGGTTAGTTTGTTATCACTTGCAAGAAAACTCCAACCCTCATTGTTTCTGCTTCTCTCCACCCTGATATCATTTATCCTGCCTAAGTTAAACGCTGATCCTTTTCCCCACTCAATGGACATCTGGGCCTCTCAGTTCTGAGGAAAACCCCACAACATTCCCGCCTGTATCCTGCCTCAACATTCGTTTGAATGATCTCCACATAAACTCATGCGCCTGATACTCGCATTGTTTAGCGCACCCCTCAAGCAACTGCTCCATCTCATCCTTGTCAAACAATTCATGTTCCATCCCATCAGTCATCAGTTCCAGTGCCGAATCGAAATGGAACACGATCATTGCCGGTATACTCATCTCAGTTCTTTCATCCTTCTGTGCAATGTAAGAGCCGCTAGAAAGGCTTGAAAGTTTTCTTCGATGGCTGTTGATCTGACTGCTTCAAATCTTCCTGTTGCTTTGTCGCATCTAAGGATATAGGTGGCATCCACTGGAATTCCATGAATGTCTTCCACTGCTTTCGCATACGCCGCAACCTGTAGATGGTACTCAGGATAAACCGCTTTACTTGTTTTCCAATCAATAACACAATACTCTCCATTAATAATAGCCCTAGCATCAACTGTTCCCGCATATCTATACTTCCTGTTAAATAGTTTTTCCTCTGATGATTTCCACTCAACTACATTCTGGCCTACCCAATCTTTGAAAGCGCCTATAGAATTTACAGCCTCTTCCTGCTTGGGCATCTTGGGTATGTCACCACCCTCAAGTTTCCAGTTAATCGCGGCCTCTACCCATTCATGGGTGATGTTACCTATGTTCAGCGCATCGTGTGACTTGCTACGGTAGGCAGACTTCATCCCTTTGATAAGGGGATCAAGGGCCATACGCGATTTGTAAACCTTGGTTTTCTTGGATGAAGCGTCCTCGTCAAAGAAGAAGTTCTTCTCCAACCAGTTAGCACCCACCTTCAAAGCCCAAGGTACAAGAGCGGGTTTAGAGATAATGTCCAGAACCTTAGTGGCGCTTGGGATTATCTCATCCCCCACCTTGTATGAGTGGAGTTTACTGTCGAATAACATCTCGACAGTATCCCCATCATGGTAGTTAATTTTCAAAACGGAACTTCAGAGGATACGCTGTTAGACGCACTTGAACCCGCACCATTATACGGCTCTTCAATACGGCCAGAGTATCTCAGTTTACCTGAGTTCTTCTCCCATACTGATACACGCTTCTTCTCACCATCTATCCAAGCGTAGCCGGTTAAGTCAGGGCGATTCTCATTCCCTTCCTTGTCATTTTCAAACAGCGAAAGATCGCCGTCCTTTGGTACATAGTCGCTCATATATATCTCCTATAAGATTTTGTGTTCCAATCGCCTATTTGCTTGCTCAGTGCGCCAGACTTCAATATGAAGTTCTGCCACCTTGAGTTCCCAACGTAGACGCTCTTCGTTTTCTATGGCTACCGCGATACCCTCTATTGTTTTGGTAACTTCCGGTTGCATAGATACCCAATTCTCCTTGTCTGCTACAGTCTTGCCTATGGCCTTACTGTACAACAAGGAGCGTTGAGTTTTTTTATACTCCGTCAACTGGTACGTTTCAGCCTTGGCCTTTGCGTACTTCGGAGCAGTCTGTTCTATCTGTGTGAGGTATTCCTCTACTTCACCTTGTATATTCATATCGTTATTATACCATCATCAAATGCTTTGTCAAGTGTTTTTAAAATAAAATATGGTTGCCAGTTCATCAACTCCGCATCGCCTGAGTGTATCTGTGTATGACACTTAAAGCAAAGGGGCATTGTCAACCAGTCATCCGCTTTGTACCCCATACCACCAGACAGGGGCGCGTACCTACCTTTAAGGTGGTGCGCCACCACAGTCCCATCCGTAGCCTTACATTCGCTACAGGGAAGGGTGGCTACCCACTCAAGGTATGCCTTACTTTTGATCCTTGGCATTAATTTCCTCTATTAATATGTTAGCATACTCTATGATCTTGCACAAGTCAGACATTGGTTCGCCCTTCTTGTCCCATCTACTAGCGTATTTTACTATATTACCAGAGCAGAAGTCAAGCCTATTGGCAATAATATATTCAATAGGCTCTATCTTCATCTTGTAGTGTGAGGGTTTCATATCCCGCATACGCCACTCAGACATTGCTCTTCACTGTTATCCTCATACACCACGCCACGCTTACTGTGAGCCTCTTCATAAGGCACTGACGTTATAGGCTGACCACCCCTAGCCCCATCAGGATACACTGTCAGACCCCTCAAACCGGGGGCGTAGTTAGCGATGATCTTCTGAAAGTCCACCACAGTATCCTCATTGTTTGACTCCGTTCCCCAAGCAGGAAGGTTCAACGTGGAACTGATAGCATGGTCAACGTGCTTCTGTAGTTCATATTGAAACTTCACCCTGCGTTCAGGATCAAAGGCTAGGTCAACAGCAGACTCAATGTTCTCTGGTTTTATTCCTGAGTCGATGAGTTCTTGGGCCGTACCGTCAACGACAAATTGATGTTTCCATCTGACCCCATCTGCAAGGTAGCGTCTGCGGTATGCCACGGCGTAGATTGGCTCCACGCCACTGGTTGTTCCCGCGAGAATACTAATTGTCCCTGTCGGAGCGATTGCTCGGTAGCCTTTAGGACGGTTGAGAAAAAGTCTGTCGCAATGAGCGTCAGCGGATCGTTTGCTTTCTCGTTCATATACTTTCATCCATTGTTTAAGTTCATCTACCATCTCGTACTTATGCCCACGCTTGAGTAACCATTCGTGCATACCCATAAGTCCAAGTCCTATACGACTGTTCTTCTGTCTTACCTCTTCCACCTTCTCGTAAGGTAGTTGCGCCCTGATAAGTCCACATACCAAGAACTTACTCGCAAGCCCAACAACTTCACGAAATTCTTCGATAGAATCAATGTTTGCAAGATTAACAGAGCCAAGATTACAGACATCACTGTCATCTTCACTCGTAATTTCCGTACAAGCATTTCTAAGCGTTTCATTTTCTTTCTCTCCAAAGTTAAAACTGAATCCCGGTTCGCCTGTCATCATAGCCTGACGCACATTCTTAACGAAGATCGGGTCAGATCCCCGCGATTCAGTATTTAGCCACGCATCATCATAGTTAAGACTGACGTTCATCATATCCAATGGGGCAGGGAAGTTAAAGTCTGCCTGCTTAAGAGCAGACAGGGTAGTATCCCCGGCCTTCATGTTGTGCCAGTTCTTAGCCTCAAGCAGATTGGCGGCATCCTCATGTTGCCAGTTCATACAGCCATACAGAGCAGACCTACGACTGCCACCCTGCATGACATTCCTGCCGACCTCGTTCAAGGTGTGCAGAAGGGGAATGGGGCCAGAGGCGACGCCCCCTGTGCGCCGCAGTTGCCTTCCAGACGGTCTTGCCACAGAAACATCTACACCAATGCCTCCGCCTGTCATCAGGCAGGACATGGCTCTCTGTGTCACACTGGCCCACTCCTCTCTTGTATCCTCTTCCAACCTCAACAAGTAACAGTTATTATAGAACCGCGCCTCTCTTCCTGCGTACCACAGGTATCGGCCACCGGGCATAAACTTAAAGTCAGATATGTACTGAACCAATTGATCTTGGTCAGACTTGGACATCAAGTTATTCTTCTTACCATCGTATGTCCCGCATACATTGTTGACTACGGTGTGTGCTTTGTCCTCCCAAGTTTCATAAGGGTTGCTTGCGTACTTTTGCTTAAAAATAGTTTCGCCTAGTTCAGTTCTAAATTTCATTGTATCTGTATTCCCCGCATACTTTGTTTTCCCAATCCCATGTCGGCCCAACCTTCGGCATCGCGGCGTTTTCCTTTTCCCTTTCGTAATGCCAAGCCTTGTTTGAGAATTCTCTGAAGGTGGAGTAGAACACATCCCCCTCACATTCAGCAAACTCTTGAGAAAACTTCACCGCTTGTTCAGCCAAGTCACGCCTTGCTTGATCCAACTGCAACTGATCGTACTGCTTCTCCTTCTTGTTCTTAGAGCGAATCTTCATATTCTTTTCTCCATTTGTCAATGTCTTTCTTGTGTCGTTGCTCCATGAGTTTATCATAGCCCTCTGGCGTAGCCCACTCTGCGGGTTGCCTGTTTGAATCAAAGGCTGAAGGGTAGTAGAGATAGCGTCCAATTCCCCAAAGGACTCCGGCTCTCTTCAAGGCATCACTAATGCCCCCTTTGTCGCCTTCAATGTC